GCAATTGAAAGATAAACTGGAAGAATCAGTTATCACAAATGCTAAGTTGTTATATTCAAATCGTGTACTTATCAGTGCCTCCCTGAATGAGCGACAAAAGAAAACTGTTGTCGAAGCTCTGACTAAAGCACACACCGTAGAAGAAGCAAAGACTATCTATGAAACCCTTCAAAGCACAGTGGCAGATAATACTTCTGCACCACAATCACTGAGCGAAGCAGTTAATAGACAGGCTGGACGTTCATCTACATTACCGAGACGATCCCCTGAAAAGGAAAATCTCAATGAAAGTGCCTTGACGAGGATGCAAAGACTCGCAGGGATCAAATAAGACAATTAATTTGGAGGATACATAAAATGTCTGTTGTTGAAAAACTTACTGAAGGTATTGTCAGAAGAGATCTTGCTAAGGAAGGCGCTGCACTTTTAAACAAGTGGGAGCGTACTGGACTTTTGGAAGGACTTGATTCTGATCATGCCAAGAATAACATGGCTTCTCTTCTTGAGAACCAAGCAAAGGAGCTTCTCCGTGAGGCTTCTCTTATGAGCAATGGCGACGTCGAAGGTTTCGCCGCCGTTGCATTCCCAATCGTGCGTCGTGTATTCGGCTCACTTATTGCTAACGATCTTGTTAGCGTTCAGCCTATGAGCTTACCCTCTGGACTGATCTTCTTCCTTGACTTCCGTTTTGGTAGTGAGGGTTCTGCAATGCCAAGAACTGGCTTTGTCGAAGACGAATCACTCTACGGACAAGGGGTAATTGGTTCGGAGCTTACCGGTGGTGTTACCATGGACAACCTCACTGAAGACAAGCAACCGTTTGGACTTCAAGCTGGTTATGCTCACGCTTCTGGTAATGTTGCGTCAAACGCCACAGCAATTGTTAACGGACTTGAGTTTGTTGATTCTGGTACCATTGGAACTGATGCTGATATCGATAAGCTTTGCCAGTTTGATCCGGATCTTGCCGATGGAATAATTGTAACCATTGCTCGTCTTACTCTTACTGAGTTAGATCAAATTGACAAAACCGAGCAAGGACTTAAGCACCTTGTTGTTCAGTCTGGTTCTGCTCGCCCCGGTTTGATTGGCAATGCCTCAATCCTTTCGCAATCTTCAGATCTTAGCCAAGTTCGTCGTCTGACTCAGTTCTCTGGAACTCTGAAGACTCACGCACTTCTTATCTTTACCGGTTCTGCTGCTTGTTCGGCATCTGCTGGTGATGAGTTGGTTGATAATGCTAACATCTCTTTCCGCTATCGTGCTGTTGATGATATCACTGCTGGTGGAGCTACTGGTGCGGTTGTTGGACAATCTTTCTGGCAGCTTGAAGCTCAAACTGCGATCCCAGAGATCGAGATCCAAGTTGACTCTGTGAGCGTCACCGCTCAAACCAAGAAGCTTAAGGCTAAGTGGAGCCCTGAGTTGGGACAAGATCTCAACGCATACCACAACCTTGATGCTGAGGTTGAGTTGACTTCTATCCTTTCTGAGCAAATTGCTCTTGAAATCGATAGAGAGATCCTTGGTGATCTTATCACCGGTGCAACTGCTGGTAAGTACTACTGGAGTCGTTCACCTGGATTGTTCGTGAATCGCACAACTGGTGCTGAAATTGGTGCTGTTACTAAGGCTCCTGACTTCACCGGTACTGTCAGCGAATGGTATGAGACTTTGATCGAAACCATCAATGACGTATCTGCTCAGATCCACAGAAAGACACTTCGTGGTGGCGCTAACTTCGTAGTTTGCGGCCCAGAAGTTGCTAACATCCTAGAATTCACTGCTGGATTCCGTGCTAATGTTACTCACTCTGACGAGAAGGGTACCATCGGTGCTGTAAATGTTGGCTCTCTTTCTAAGAAGTACGACGTTATGGTTGATCCATACTTCCCAAGAAACGTAGTCTTGGTTGGACGTAAGGGTAACTCTTTCCTCGAAAGTGGTTATGTGTATGCTCCTTATGTGCCTCTTCAAGTTACTCCTACGATCTTCGGTACCGAGGACTTCGTACCACGTAAGGGCGTCATGACTCGCTATGCGAAGAAGATGGTTCGTCCTGATATGTACGGATTGGTTGTTGTTCGTGGACTTCTTGGTGAGTCTGGTGCCTAATCATTAACCTCTGGTTCTTGAT